GGTTATGACCCAAAGGGAGTTTTATAAGTACTAACTCCAAAAGATCATGCTAAACTAAAATTGTGACCAAACAAAACCGGATTGACTACCGGATAAAATTTTGATCTCAAAATTAGATACGGCACAATCCAGGGGATATATTAATCCCCCCCTGTCGGCCACAGACAGGTAGTTTTTAAAATTGGTAAACGTAAACCAGGTATGTCTAATACCATTCGTTCATACAAAGCCTGAACTGGCTCTCTTTCATTATGGGGAAGGAGCAAAACCAAAATGTTACTAGGCCTCTGGTGTTGGAGGTTCAGCCTCGTATGCCAGAGCAGGCATACCAGTAAAGAAATACACTTGAAAGTCCTCACCAGCTGATACATGACAATCAAACTTTGTGGTAGTATTCCCATCGACGACTGATCGAAATTCCCACATTTCAGGCGATCTATCATACACATTAACATCATTTATGTGAGTAGTCCAATTTGAATATTTACATGGTAAAAATCGGTATAGTGAATAAAAAGGCATTTCAAACTCCACTGATGGGTTAACAGAACCAAAGCGGAAAGTAGAGCCTAATGTTCCTGACGGTGGGCCAAATTTCCATGCATTAGTAAAGATTCCCTTAATGACTGAATCATGGGATACTTTAGAATTATTTGAGTAATTTTGCACTGCTGCAGAATTATCTTCAAAATAATTATTAGTTCCCTTGGCATGTACACGATTCACGTACGCAGTAAATTCCTCATCAGATTCAAGCCGATTACACAACAAGAGTTTCCATCGCGTAGAGCCGCGCATGCCAGCATGCATCCAAGTAACCCAATGTAGAAGCACTGTATTACAAAAATTGTAAGAAGCAGCAGTATCTGTAGAGTGTATAGCACCAGATACATACCCCCTACAAAAAGGGAAAGCATTCCGACGAGCATATATAGAGTAAAACGTATCAGTAAGCACACCTATACTATGGTGCAAATTATACCTTTTAAGCAATGGGCGAAAGGATACAATACGTTCACCTGTATAAACGGAAGATAGTCTATTCCCCTTATCTGACTCGAGTCCTAAGCGTATTGCTTTTTGATGCACAGGACAGTTTTGTTCCATATATAGTCCATCGCTTTCCCCACTCTGTGGGTAGAGCATGAAACGTTGGAAATGATCGTCTGGAACGAATACCTCAAAATCATCTGATGCACTTACAAACACGTTGATAGTTATATCGTTGTCAACAGTAGTATCTGGTACAGCCAAATCATTTAACACATAAACACCCAAAACGCCATTACCTGAATCAATACTGATATATTCTGTCGTACTATAAACTTCAGTAGCACTATCCTCACCAGGTAGATGATGCGTCAATAAGGATGTGGGCTGATTATTGGAAATGGATACTGTGAAATCTGTTTCTTCAGAAATATCAACAATTCTCGAATAATTAGTATTCGTTACAGAAGAACTGTTAAAATTTGGATCATACGTCAAACGCAAACGTCCACGATGAAATTTAGAAGAAACAACTTGAAACCTATAATTCATTGTACCATTCCAATATTTAAAAGGTAACGCAGCAGCCGCACATGGCGGAAAACGAAACTTAATTGGAACGGCAGCTTCCTCACTCCATACAACTGGAGAAACTCTAATATTAAATAAAAGAGTGTCAGGTTGTGCACCTGTAGGCCATGTGAAATTTGTCAGATATGAAGATCTTTTTGCAATGGTGGATATGTCCATGGGATCAACATTTGAATCAACACCTGAAATCCTTGGATCTATAGTCAATTCTTGCTTATCATCCACTGTAAGTTTATCTGCAGTGTCTGGTGTTGTGCACAAAGCAAGTGAACCTATAGTAGTTGGACGCATGGGTGTTGGTGCTGCAGTAACGGGAGGTCGAGAGTATCCAAAAAGTCGTGCAGCTGAGGCTAACCCATCTGCAACACTTGATGTCGCCATTGCATAAGGGCGCAACCAAGGTATTGGTGACAAAGCTTTAGCAAATCGAGCAACAGTTGATGCAGGCCCAGAAACAATACCATCCTTGTTTGCCTCATCAATTTCATCTTCACCACTTTGTGGGACAAGAGTACTACTATCAATGCTAGTCAAACCAGTGAGTTCAACATCTTCCATCCATGCATAGACAGTAATCCTTACCGACTCATTACTGCCAGTAGCATGTTTCAAGGGAACTGTAGGATATATAACCACAGATCCCAGTTCTTCCAGATTTGACAAAGCTATAGAGGCATAATCCAGATGGTACATAAAAGGAACAATCAGGTCACCGCCCTCGGAATTCGTAGGGTTTAACCAAACGTGTGGGCGTTGTGAAAGTTCAACTGTTACCTCATCGTCAGTTACCTTAATACCTGACACATTATCATAAGCGTCAAGTGGATTATACCCTGCAATGGCTCTACCATAAAGGAAAGGATTTCCATTAACAAAAAAGCGCATGTGTAGGTTGGCACGGATCATGTTAAAATTATTCAACCGATTTGATGCTGCTGGGTCAGAAAAATATTCAAGCCATGGATTAAATTTTCTATAGAAAACCCCTCCTGTAGACCAACTAACTTTCTGGACCATAACTGGGCGTGATAAAAAATCCTGCAATGTTGCATCGGTATTGTCACGTGACTTGCGCATTTCATCAACAAAGGCTTTTTCCTCATACTTGGCACCTGGTTCGTGAGAACCAAAAGTAACATTCTGTATTTTGTCTATACGATCCTGCATAGACAGGGACACATCAGGAGCAGTAACTGTTGTGTCCGTTGGCACGGCCGTGTAGGCCGTTGAATTTTTATTTACATTATTTACAGAAGTAAGTCATATATATACAAATGTGTACCCCGACTCAAAGATACACATGCAGACGTTTGTATTGGCTGGCGAGACCACCCCTAAAAAGGGGTATTCTTAGGAAGAATGCCTTATGTACAAAGCCTAGATGAGAACGTTACAAATGTCAAAAACGTCATCATCTGGTAACCATATATACATCCACATTTTGCTACGCCGTAACACCCAGATATGGAACTGGGCGCATCTTTTTATAGGAAGATGCCAAACCTGTGAGAGGTGCGTACTTAGGACTTCTGTCCCAAGTACTTGTCCTTCCAGACCTGAACACGTTCATCATAACCACTATCCAATTGAGGACACAAATGTTCTATGTGGCATTTTTCAGCTATTTTTCTTAACGATGAACGCCGGGATTCAAAAACCTCTCTCCCGTAATAAAACCAGTCGTGCAGGGAACTTTCTATGTTTTGTGCTGCATGCATAGCTGGTGATAATTCCTTTGACTCCAAGTGGGAATGTAACCTTTTGAAGATAGAATTTTCATCCAAGATGCCTACTTTTGCACCCAAATCGGCATTGTACATACACTTACGCTTCAAAAAATCCACGTCTTTTTCATGCATATATTTTGTCGGTTTGGATGTTTTGTCAGGCATTGTGAACTTCATATCATGCTCACTTAACCATGCTGCATACGAAAGATGATTAAAATTGTCACAAATCTCAGATACTGTTCCCATGACATCGTCTCCATAAGTGACAAAAGCACACTCATCCTTAAAACACTTCTCAGGATAAATCGTGTAAAAACACGATCTCAAAAGAAGCGCATTGACAAGTGAATTAATAATCACTGTGAGATTTTGTCCCGATGGATTAGTACCAAAAAGTTGGATCAAATCACCATTGTATGCCATTACTGGATAAACCAACTCGTTGACCAACATACGCATCAAGAACACATCATCATTTGAATAATCAGAGCATTCTTCTGCCATGTCAATCAACACATCAAAGGCAGCAAGTGTAGCTTGTGCAGGCATTCGGATGTCATACTTACTGTAATCCCCGGCAAGTACCCTGTCATTGCCTTTTGACATGGTATGATTCCACAACTCTTCCCATTCAGGACCTTCTGCGTTGATACCAACCGCACACTCATAAGCGAGGGGATTCATCTGAATAATTCTTACCAAAGGTAAAAAATATCTCCTCACAAAAAGCTGCAGGGCTAGAGGTGCACTCTGGAAAACTCGTACTTTATCTTTTGACAATTTTGTAGGTTCGTCTTTTAAGCACGATTTCCATATCGCATAGCATCTCTTTCCGAGGCGTAATCTACGCTCCATAGCATCATACTCATCCCAAATCTCTTTTGTAAAGGTTCGAGGACACGCATGATCAGGATAGTCCTCCTCCGGTAATTCTAAGAGTAATGATCTCTTGGAACCATGTAAAGGGAAGCCGGGTGATGTGTTAAAATTCATAGGATCTAGAAATTTCTTCCCATCCACGCCACTAACTGTTTCAACTCGTGTCAAAGGTCCACACTCAAAAAGTTCAGGAAGTGTGTTCTTGACCTGCTTTGTGACAGTTTTCATACATGTGACGGCTTTTGAAAGAACACTTCCAATTGGTAAACTTGGTACGGCTGCATGAGCGAGGGTTGCTTGATATGGATAAACACCTTTACCTTTTGCTTTCGGAGGGCCCCACTGTTGTGGAACTCCAAACTCATCGGCCACAGCATTAGAAATGATAGTCTCCTTGACCTTGCTATATGGTGTTGACATCCCGCGAGTACTTCCATACACATCAATGCATGCGCCTTCATTTAGAAAGCG